CTGAGAGCCAACGGATATGAGCTTAAACATGTGCGCCCGGTGGATAATTTCCCACAGACGGTACATGTGGAGACGGTGTGTCTCTTGGGCAGACGAAAACCCGATGATACGATAAAAGTCTCCGTCAATATGGATGACTATTATCAGATCAGAGATGCCGAGGAAGCGGAGAAAAACCCTTCGTAAGACCAAAATAGTATATCGAGATCATAACAAAGCTGTTGATGCGTAAGAAAAGATTACGTATCAGCAGCTTATTTTATTTTCAGCCGAGAACGGCAGAAGGGAGCAAATCTATGACAAACAAAGTGAAAACGACAAGGAACCTGAAGGTGATCGGGCAGAGCGGGTACAGGTATCAGGCCACACCGACTGTGATGCTGAAGGGCAAATGGCTCAGTGAGTTCGGTTTTGACATCGGCACACACGTCAAAGTGGAGTGTGAGGACGGCAGGCTAATCATCACGAAGAAAGAAGCAAGGGATGAGATCTTGCAGCCGGTGCTCTGCGTTGCGGAAGGAAAAGCCGGTTATGGCAAAAAGAAATCTGTTTCAAGGCAGAGACAGGAGAGGCGGTGATTCTGAATGAAGACTACCACGTCGAAAAGAAAAGCGATTGCGGACGCGGTGGAACTTTTGAAAGAAGAGTCACCGAATGCTCCGGGCAATATCGCCGGAGTGCAGCTGATACCGATAGAAAAGGTCAGGGCATTTAAGGACCACCCCTTCCACCTGTATGAAGGGGAACGCCTGGCCGACATGGTTCAGAGCGTCAGCGATCACGGGATATTGAATCCCGTGATCGTCCGGAAGGTTTACGGCGGGTATGAGATGCTGGCCGGGCATAATAGGATGAATGCGGCGCAGATAGCAGGAATGACGGAAGTTCCCGCCATCGTCAAGACGGATCTGAGCGATGAAGACGCTTATGTATATGTGATTGAAACGAATGTGATCCAGAGGTCATTCACGGATCTGGCTCCGAGCGAAAAGGCGGCGGTGCTGTCTGCAAGATATGAGAAGGTAATCAGTCAGGGCAGGCGGAACGATATCCTGAGGGAGATCGAAGAGATCGGAACTTGTGGACATGATGTCCACAAGTCGAGAAGCCGGGATGGTATCGGAGAAGAATACGGGATGACCGGCAGGAACATCGCCCGGTATATGAGGGTAGACAAGCTGATACGGCCGTTTAAGGACAGACTGGATGCCGGAGGACTGACCTTGACGGCGGCAGTGGAGCTTTCGTATCTGCCCGAAGATGAACAGATTATTGTGGCGGAGAAGGATGCTGCGATAAATGAGAAGGTGGCAAAGTCAATTAGGGCGGCAGCAGGCGAGCTGACAGAAGATAAACTGGAAGAGATCCTGCATCCGGTCAGGGGATCTGCTCAGGTAAAAGCGGTGAGCGTAAAGATACCGGCAGAAGCAGAGGAAAAGTATTTCTCTGGAATGAAGGCGAAGGAACGGACGGATTTGGTCATGAAGGCCCTGGATGCGTGGTTCTCCGGAAAGGAGGCTGCCAATGTTCAGCAGTGAAGACTTGAAATGTCTGGATCCACAGTATTTCTCCATCATAACCACGGATGCTTATGATGTGACGATCATGTCAAGGAACACCGGCCATTACTGGTATCTGCATAATCCGGAGTATCCGGATCAGGGGACGGTGATCATATTCCACAAGCATAAGGCTTCACATCCGTATCACCAGCACGGCAGGGCGAACACTCTGCGGCAGGCAGTGAGAGGTATCAGAAAGCACGATAAGTGGCAGATGAACGGGAGAAAATGGTAATTAAAATGCCGCCAGGGTGATTAGGTTCATCCTGACGGCACCTTTTTGGTTACAGGTAATCTACTGTGTCTTTAAATTCATCGAAGATAGGTCTCAGCCTTTTAAGCCAGCCGTACAGTGTTTTGTCCGGTTTCTGCATCCTTGCCGCGGCTTCCTTCATCCCAACTTCTTCACCAAGGATCTCAATCAGCTCTGTGTAGTGAGCATATTTCGGATACTTGGTTCTGACATACCCAATGAAATCATAGAGCATTTTCAGATAATCGTCCGCAGTGGAGTATCTGCCGCTTTCCGGTTCATACGGATCCACATTGCCTTCGCTATCCCTGAGTTCCAATGAAGAGAAAAGCACGGTGCCTTTGACGGGCCGGAACATTCTCTCGAACGGGCACATAGCGCAGTCCACGGCGATGGTCTTCTTTTCGCCTTCCTTGCCGGTGTAATTCGGATTCTTGATCCTGAGAGGGCAACGCTTCGACTTGCCGTTTTCTCCACAGATGATACATCTTTGGCTCTGCTTCCAGGCATCTTCCTGTCTCCACTGTTCCCTCATGTATTCCTGATACCAGTCAGGATCCGTCACTTCAAATTTGAAGGCGGGAACCATTTTGCCTTCAACCCTCATGCTGACGAGTTCAACATTCAGGTCTTCGTACTTCGACGATTTCTTGAAGTCGGCGATGCCTTCTTCGTTGGTCTCAACGCAGATGAACAGCTTATCGCCGTCCTTAACAATAACAGCCTCAGATTTACTTTTATTCATTTTTTTCTCCTTAAATTCAGCGATTGCTGGATCTGGGAGAATGCACATATCTGAGGCTTCCCTTATTACCGCTGCAAGACAAAAGCGCACGACAACAAGGAGGTAAGCACAAAGGGTTTCAGAGATGGCCTGTCGGCTGTTCTCGTCATCCTGATATGTGCATCCTCCTGCTTTCGCGCGCTTTCGATCTAAGCAATCAGATTTTCATTTTTCAAAGTTCGTGTTAGTGATGGTGCTGGAGCCCTACACAGTGGGCGATCGTATTTTCTCCATAGGTTGTCTCCTTTTGACTGGATTACATTCAGCCTCTTGAATCGGATTGGCTTTGACCAACAGAAAAATGTGTAATCACCCTTATTAACTTCATGAACATTACTTTCATCTTTCTGTTCGCATGAATAATCTTCTGGTAAAGCACATGCATTTGTGCTATACTACTCAATGCAAAAGTCTAACCTTCAGAAGATGTCTTCTGAGGATTACCTTATAGTCAATAGTGTTGGTGTAAAGCGATTTGCTTTCTCAACTGTGTCAATAGTGTCAATAGTGTCAAAACTTGAAAATGAGGGACAATAACATGCCAAGTGGTGAAAAATATAGGCTGTGCGGAGGCACGTTTTTGACGCTCCTCCTACAAGCAAGGAAACAAAGAACCGGAGCAAGAAGAAATGCGATGGGTGAAAGTGACGGCCTTTCCGATAGCGAGGTGCTCGCCGGACTAATCAGAGTATTTATGCCGAACTTCGATATTCCAGCGGGCAGATCATTCGTGACATATACATCGGATTACAAGGCTTGTAGATTATCGGCAAACGACTATCTGCCTTTTGATAATAAGAGCCTGATTGATAATTTTAATCAGGCAATGGATGAAGATTATATTACCGTCTTGACACGGATGTGCGAATTTACTGCTGCATTCATTGACGAGCAGAATATGAGTAAGTGGCTGGTAAGAGCATTGATGGAAACTATTGATGAGGATGAATCAATAGTTAATGAGCCTTTTTATGTAGATTCAATTTGTCAGCGATACCTGAAGAAGAAGCTTCTTGAAATGACTGAAGTGGAGTTTCAGCCTTTTTTGCTGGGAATCTGGCATTTTATTCTTGTGCATCGTTCGGACAATTCTGTTGGGAAACGTACTGTCGCTAAATGGCTCGATCAAGGTGGAACCGCTCGCAGTAAAAAGAAGTTTGTTTCGGATGTAGGAGATAAATGGTCGACAGATATTGATGTTAAGCTTATATCTCCCGAAAGTATGGGCGGTATAGAGGACGAGGGAACAGATCCATATGTTGTACCAAGCAATATGGATGCACTTTTGCTTCCTGGAGGGATTGCTCCAGAGGTGACTGGCGAGGCTCCGTGGATACTGGTGCCAAAGGGTGTTCTGCCAGCCATCAAAGATTTCGCTGACTATCTCGAAAATGCATATGATAAGTACAGTCAAATGAAGACGCTTCTCTACAGTGACGCGCCTCGGGATTTTTATGATTTTTATGTTTGCAATGACATAAAGCAAAAAATATATGAGAAGCGGAATACCTATAGGGTCAATACCATTCACAATGTATCCGTTGAGGCGTTGAAAGAATGTTCCAACTTTGTGCTGATTTCCGGCACAGGAGGACTTGGAAAATCCATGATGATGAGGCATCTGCTTCTCGACGCAGTGGATCATTATGATGATAGTAATATTCTGCCGATTTTTATTCCGCTTAAGGATTACGATGACACTTATCGGAACCTTCTTGAGTATGTGTATGAAAAATATGAGAGCCTCGGCGGCAAAGGAAACATGAATGAGTTTTCTGAACTGTTGGAGGATGGCTCCTGCCTTCTATTATTCGATGGATTGGATGAGATAAAATCTGATTACCGCAAGGCTTTTGAACAGCAACTGGAGCGCTTTGGTGATAAGTACACTGAGAATATGTTCGTGATATCTTCGAGACCGACTGGGTCATTCATTTCATTCCACAGATTTACTGTGCTTGATCTTTGTCCATTCTCGAAGGAGCAGGCTCTCGACCTGATTGATAAGCTGGATTTCAGACCAGATGAACCTGTGATTAAGGCAAGGTTCAGAGAAGAATTAGATAATTCCCTGTACTACTCACACAAAGAATTTACGGAGAATCCGCTGCTCCTAACAATCATGCTAATGACGTATGAGCAGTTTGCCGAAATTCCATCAAAGATGCACATCTTCTATAGAGAGGCCTATGTTGCCTTATCGCAGAAGCATGATGCCAGCAAGGGAGCATACAAGAGGATTCTTAAAACAGGTTTGACTGCTGACAGATTTGCGGAGTATTTTGCTGAATTCTGTGCAAGAAGCTACCGAGATGAGAAATTTGAATTTACTGATGTGCAGTTCGAGAAGTATTTTAATGATCTGCATGAGCGGCAAAAAGGCCCGTTGGGAATAACAGCAACGGATTTTAGGGATGATTTGGTCGAGAATATGTGCCTGATGTTTTATGAGGGCGGTAAGTACCATTTCACTCACAGATCGTTTCAGGAATATTTCTGCGCATTATATTTTTCGAAGCAGAAAGATAAGACGCTGGGACGTATCGGAGATTTTTTCGAGAATAAGAGGAGCCGGAATTATACAGATAAAACTTTTAGCATGCTTTATGACATGATTCCTGAAAAGATTGAGGAGTATGTATTTGAACCATTCCTGCAATCTCTTTTTGAGAAATGTGATGAAGCGGATGGATATTGGACTTTTCTTCAACGAATGTATCCGACTCTTTATTACGAAGACGGTGACACGAATGGGTGCTCGGATAATGAACCGGATTCCTTCTTGTATGATTTCATTATTCATAGTCAGGGGATATATGCAATTTTGGATAACAAAGAACTGCCGAAGGATAGCAGGTTCCTCACAAATGAATGGGTATATCTCGATGAAGAATATAGGGATCCGGACATTGATCCTAATGAATTGATTGAACTGGATGAGGTTCCGTGGGATTACAAAGAAAATTTCGGCGAACCAGAGGTCGTGGGCAGAAACTATGAGATGAACATAGATGATATACTTGCGAATCCAGCTTCGAATAAAGATGTAATCGGTCTTTTGGAAAGTGAAGATTTTCCTCTAAAAGCAGAATTTGTCGAAGTGAGGCAGTATATGCAGAAATTGATTGATAACAAAGAAACTGTTGGCGATGATTTATTTGATATGTTCGTGTGATAACTGAGGTGGACTATGAAAATCAGTTACAACAAATTATGGAAGCTCTTAATAGACAAAAATATGAAGCGGAAAGACTTGCAGGAAGCGGCCGGGATCAGTTCGGCTTCTATTGCCAAGCTCGGAAAAGGTGACAACATTACAACGGATGTTCTCATCAAGATTTGCGAAGCATTAGACTGCAAGCTCGAAGACATTATGGAAACAATAGTGGACTGACGGAGGTTTGATATGCAACTGCTTTATTCTAATATCCTTCCGCTTGGAACGGAAGAAGGGCAGCAAACTATTATAGACAGCTTTAATGACCAGATTTCAAAGGCAGATCGGGTTGAGATTGCTGTAGGATATACATCTGCTGCATCTATCTCTGAACTGGAGATGCTTGTGGAAAAATGGGGCATAAAGAAGATATGCCTAACAATTGGCATGTATTATATCGAAGGTATGCCGGAGGGTGCTTATCATACAGCTATAAAGCTGAACCAAAAGTGGATGGAATCCGGCATTGGAGAAATTCGCATTGTTAAGGCGTTCAAGTATCATGGGAAGGTGTATTGCTTTTATAAGGACGGGAAGCCATTCTCTGCAATGATTGGCTCCGCAAATCTGGGAGCGATAAAGCTGGAAGCTTCAAATCGTCGGCAGTATGAACTTTCTGCTATTACGACAGATGCGGATGAGCTTGTGGAGATTGCCCAGCATATCGACAAAATCAATGAGCCTATCTGCTCCGCCAATATTGCGGAGATTAAGGGGATGCCGCTCATCCGGGAAATCAATACTGCGTTGAATGGGATTGAACTGGTCACATCCGTTCCGGAAACGAACGTTGCATTTTATGAGAGGTGCAAGGCATATGTTCAGTTTTTACTTCAGCTTAAGGTGCCAAAGGCCAATGAGCGTCATATGGATGACGGGAAGCATTTTACAAAATCTAATATTAATGTTTGCTATGCGGCACCACGAAGCAAGAGAAAGGCTCGTGACTGGTACGAAACACAGCTGACGGTCGGGGCGGACATCTATAAGATGGAAGGTTACCCAGAGAAAAACAAGCCGTTTTTTGTTGTTACAGACGATGGATATTGGTTCAAAGCGCATACAACGAGCGACAATAACAAGCAGTTCAGCGCAGTTGGCGATGAGCTGATTATGGGAAGATGGCTGAAGGGAAGGCTTGCTGCGGCAGGCATTGTAAAGCCGGTCAACAACACGGCTGAGGATACAGATCGCCAGGGGATGATTACTCAGGAGATGCTTGATGAATACGGCTGTGACCGGCTTCAGTTTAAGAAGACCGGACAGACAGCGTTGGATGAAGATGGAAATCCGCTTGATGTTTGGATGCTGTCATTTATTGGAAATGCAGATGAGCAGAGGTGATAGAATGCAGTATTTAAAGACATATCTGAAGAAGATATCAGACCGGGGGAATACGAAGCTGGCAGAATCAATTCAGAAAACAGCCGATGAGGTCGGGGATAAATATATAAAGACATTTTCGTTCTCCGATCATGAAATCGGTCTGCTGTTTGGAAATGTGCAGTCAGGAAAAACGGGACAGATGTTCGGGATTATGTGCAAGGCTGCAGACCTGGGGTTTCCGGCGTTCGTGCTTTTGACAACGGACAATGTGGTGCTGCAGCAACAGACGCTGGACAGGGTTAAATCTGACTTGGAAGGTTTCTGCATTTGTGGCGAGAATGATGCGAGACTGTTTACAGACAATAGTCTTATTCAGCCAGCTATTATAGTTTTGAAGAAGAATGTGAGAGTGCTGAAGCTGTGGTCTAATATTCTGAATTCCACCGGCTTTATGAAAGGAAATCCGCTTTTCATCATTGATGACGAGGCTGATGCGGCATCTTTGAACACGCTGGTTAATCGGGACAGACAGTCTTCGATTAATAAGTATCTTGATGTTATTAAGAATGGTGCCTCCAGCAGCCTTTACCTTCAGGTTACTGGGACACCGCAGGCTATTTTTCTCCAGACTATTGCGTCAGGATGGCATCCGTATTTCACGCACTATTTCCAGCCTGGTGACGCATACCTTGGCGGAGACTTTTTCTTTCCGACCACAGGAAAGCCTGGATGCATTTCCTATCTTGAGGCGATAAAGAATCCCATGAGAGAAGTGATTACTAGGCATCTGCTGGTATCTGCTCAGATTTTGGCGTCTGGAGGAAAAGTCTCGAATTGTCTTTTCCATCCAAGTGTCCGCGTATCCGCGCATGAGAAGTATGCGAACGATGTTCGTAAAACCTTGGAGTGGTGTAAGGAAAATATTGGCGGAGAATTTGATGCGGCTCTGGAAGAGCAGTACAGAGGACTTTCGCCTGAAAAATCAGAGAAGTGTAGTTATGAAACAGTGCTTTCAAAAGCAAAAGAGCTTTTGTTAAATAATGCCGTAAAAGTGCTTACCATGAACGGGAAATCAGATATTGAAAGCACTGAATACTCGGAAGGATGCAATTTTGTCATTGGCGGAAATACGTTGGGTAGAGGGGTTACCTTTCCTGGACTTCAGACGATATATTACACTCGCACAAGCAAAAAGCCGCAGGCGGATACCATGTGGCAGCACAGCAGAATGTTTGGATATGACCGCGATCCAGGAATGATGATGGTCTATATAGACGAGAATCTGTATAAGCTGTTTTCTGATATCAATGCGACCAACAATTCGATTATTGCACAGGTTGAACGCGGCATTGATGATGTTAAGCTGTATTATCCGGAAGGGTTAAATCCTACAAGGAGAAATGTGCTTGATAATGATCATGTAGAGATTCTTTCTGGTGGGACAAATTATTATCCGTTCTATCCAGACAATGATTCAATTGAAGGGATTTCAAAGATTCTGGAGCCGTTCACAGAGGAAGAATCCTATTACCAGGTCAGCTTAAAGCTGATAAAAGAAGTTCTTTCGCATATAATTCCAAGCCCTGACTTTAAGCTGGTGGCGTTTCAGTCGGTATTAGATACTATTCTTGCCGAGCAGCCTGCTGGACAGGGAATACTTATAGTCCGAAGGAATAGAAATGTTGCTCAGGGAACAGGAGCTTTGCTGTCACCGAATGATTGGCAGCTTGGGAATTCATTTTCGGACAAGACGGTTCTTACCATGTATCAGGTTACTGGTACAAAGGGATGGGGCGGAAAACAGCTTTGGGTACCGAATATTAAACTTCCTGACAATACAATGTATTACGATGTCAGGGGATAGGAGCGGCGACATATATGGAATCAAACTATTCAGAGAGCATTGCTGAAAAAATACTTTTTGAACCTGTACGTGCCGGAGCAAATAGGCTCTGCATTTCCGTGGCACATGCCACGCCGAGTATGGCATCATGGCTTTTGACTACATACGATGAACGTGATATGGGAGATGTTTCCATAGAATTGGTGGTTGAATCCGTCATTGATGAGGGTATTGACTTCAACTCTCATGAAGGCTTTAAGGAATTGCAGAAGGAATACTCAGGCAACGGAAGGGGGAAATTCACCTGCAGCTATCTGCATCAGCCGCCGGTATCTAAGAAAAATAGTTTTATCTGGCTGAACGATGAGGATCCGATTCAGGCATTCAATTGTTCTTATGATTTTACACAGGCATCCTTGCTGCGGTCTCGGAGGGGATCGTTTACTGATCGAATGGCCGCATATGCATACAAACTATTCGGGCAAACGGTAGATCGTACTATCTACTGCAATCATTCGGAGGTAGAAGATTATGTGGTAATAAAGCCGACGGATTCACCGCTTTCATCCGGAGGCGCATCGCTTGAGAACTGTGTCCTTTCATTCCTGACAAGGACGGGAGAGCCAGGAACTAAATCCGGCTTGAATTGGGGACAGCGAAACAAGCGCAACAGAAATGAGGCTTATATTCCGCTTCCAAGCAAGGTTGCAAAAAGCGGATTCTTTCCGCTGAATAAACAGCATTTCCTAGTAGTTACGGATGATCATCATACACTTCAGCTTCGCGTTGAGCAACAGAATGATAAAGCAATTACAACTCCGTCAAGTAATGCACTTTTGGGAGAATACTTTAGAAATCGATTGGGGCTTGCAAATGGTGCATATGTCAATTCGGATAGTCTGAAATCTTATGGAAGAACGGATGTGACATTTTACAAGATTGATGATGAGCAGTATTATATGGATTTCTCCGTTGAGGTAAGGAGCAGGAACAGTGGCTGACAATCATACAAAAGAAGTACGCAGTATGAATATGTCACATATCCGAAGCACTAATTCGAAACCGGAAGAGATTGTAAGAAAATATTTGTTTTCCAAGGGGCTGCGGTATAGGAAAAATGTTAAAAGTCTTCCCGGAAAACCGGATATAGTTCTTCCGAAATATAAGACAGCTGTGTTCGTTAATGGATGTTTCTGGCATCATCATGATTGTGGGAGATTCGTATGGCCTTCTTCTAATGAAGAATACTGGCGCAAAAAGATTGATGGTAATGTTGAAAGAGATAAAAAGAATCGTGATGCTCTTGAAAAGATGGGGTGGCGAGTTATCACGATTTGGGAATGTGAGTTAAAGCGTTCGGTAGCTGATGATAATTTGATACGATTGTATAACGCCATTACAGGATAAAGAAAATCGGAGGACAGTATTTTGATCAGTCCTCCGATTTTTCTATTCATTGATATTTGGCTCAATAGAAAGATAATCAATTCCCGCAAATGATTTCAGGATAGCTTCAAAAATGATTCTTGCCCCTTTGCAGGGAACGGCCATTCCAATTTGTTTACGGACACTTTCTTTGCTGCCTTGGAAGATATATGTATCAGGGAAAGTCTGCAGTCTGGCGCGTTCGCGATTTGTCAAAGCACGGGGTTCATCCCAGTGATAGATATGAGTTCCGCCGCCGCCGCTTCCCGTAACAGTATAAGCTGGCTTGTCTGGATCCAGACGCTTATATATCTGACTGATTCTTGCACCCTTGATATTTAGCTTAAGGTGATCCGGTAAATCTGCAGTAAAAGCGTTTTGACCTGGTTTAATATATCCTAGTCTTTCTACGACTTGTTTGGATTGTTTCGTTTTTTCGTTATTAGGGGCATCTTCCGGGATTGGCGGCACTTCAATAGCTGTTCGGCAGCTGTTATCAATGTCTTTATAAGGCTCTGGTGATGGAACCTTGAAGGTTACGTCAATATCATCCCTGATTCCGACGATGATAATCCTGTGCCTTGCCTGCGGAATACCGTATTCTTCAAACTTATACAGGTGGGGAGTGATGTTATACCCGGCTCCTTTAAGTTCTGCAAGTATTTTTGTGAATGCTTTTCCTTCATTGGCATTACGGAGACCGCCGACGTTTTCCGCAAGAAACCACATTGGCTTGAACTGTTTTAACGCCTTTACTCCGTAAGAGTAGAGCGGGCCATAAACCCCGTCCATTCCTTTTTGTTCGCCGACAACGCTGAAGTCATTGCATGGAAAGCCGAATGCGAGCGCATCAATCTCAGCTAGTTTGCTCATATCAAATTTGCGTATGTCTTCATGGTAAACTGTTTGCGGAGCATCAGGGCAAATATTGTGCCTGTATGTCTCACAGGTACTGGCATCATAATCGTTGGCCCATTGATGAATGATCCCAAAGTCAGGATCACCTATATCCGCGTTCGTGGCTCCCCAAGCGATCCCGCCGGGGCCGCAGAAGAGCTCTCCAAGTCTATAAATCATGATTGATCCTGCCTCCTTACTGTTTCTTTTCAGACGGTCTGTTTGCTTTGATAAAATCTGCAAACAGCTGAACATACTTCAGTTCTGTCTGATTAAGCTCGCTTAGACCTTGTAGTGGCTGCGAGTATGGTTTTAAATCCTCGGCTGTGATGTAGCCGGCATTTTGAAGAATTTCAAACGGATGGAAATCTAAGGCCTTTGCTATTTTGCAAAGAGTATCCCATCCCGGGGTTTTGCGCTCCCCTGCTTCAATGCGCTGTACAGCAGAGTCACTTATGCCGGCAGCGGCTCCAAGAGCTTTTTGAGAAAGCCCAGCTGCTTCTCTCTTTTCTTTTATGAATTGACCTAATTCAAGCATAGTTCCACCTCTCAAAAAGTATATCACATGCGCTGCCTTTTGTCAAGTATCAACGTCAAATTAGCTGCCAGAAAGCAGCGCACAGAAAATACTATCATTTGGCTGTGTTTCGCTCACGGTTAATCTTTCTTGTAAAACTGTGTCTCATATCCATCTGCCCGGAGCAGGATGCCTGGCATCCAGTCTGGAGACCGTCCCATCTGTTCGCAGACAGCATTCAGGTCTACACGGGGATCACATTCGATGATCAGTTCGTCATGGACATGACCGACGATAAAACAGTGCCTGAGGGTCTTCATGGCACTGCAGAGAATGTCGCGGCTGACGGCCTGGACAATATTCTCCACGAATTTCGGACCGTAGGATTCAATGCGCTCCCATTTCTTTGTAGACCCGACGCCTTCATATGTCACGGATTCCCCGCCGAACCGGTTCTCACCGATACGGGGTTTTACATAGGCCAGATTACGACCTGAGGGAAGCCGGATAAAGAGCATGCCGCTCTTGTAACAAAAACGGATGCCGTTTACTTCCGTTTGCATATGTTCGCGGATGGTCGTTTTAACGGCGCGGTCCACATCCCACCAGAACTGTGTAATGTGTGGGTTGGAAGAGCGCCAGGCATCCACCAGAGGCTGGAGGTCTTCTTCAGGGACTCCCATCTCAATGGCACCCATAGATTTTAAGGCGCCGACAGATCCGCCATATCCGAGGGCAAGCTCCGCAATCTTACCTTTCTGCCGGAGATGGCTGTTGACACCGTGCTTTTCTACGCGAACGCCGAACATCTGGCTTGCGCTGGCGCAATAAATGTCTTTTCCTTCTGCAAATACTTTGGACCGCCAGGATTCGCCAGCGAGATAGGCGAGGACTCTGGCCTCAATGGCTGAGAAGTCGCTGACAACGAACTTATTTCCCGGACGGGGGACAAATGCTGTCCGGATAAGTTCTGATAATACTGCCGGTACTGAATCGTAAAGAAGATCCAGCATCTCATAGTCACCGTCAATAACATACTTCCTGGCCTGCTCCAGGTCAGGAAGATGATTTTGCGGGAGGTTCTGCAGCTGGATCAGGCGTCCGGCCCATCTTCCGGATCTGTTGGCTCCGTAGAACTGGAACATGCCGTGAGCCCTGCCGTCATTACAGCGGGCATTCTGCATGGCCTGGTATTTCTTCACAGAGGACTTCGCAAGCTGTTGACGGAGGATCAAGGCATCCTGGATAGTCTGTTCGTCGGTGCTGCTGATGAGTTCTTTCACGGCTTTCTTATCAAGGGATTCTGTCTCTATGCCATTATCGGAAAGCCATTGTTTCATCTGCTGAACGCTGTTCGGGTTGTCGAGAGCTGTAATCTCCTGCATAGCAGCGGTCAGTTCTTCACGGGACCTTTCATCAAAGGCAATGGCGTTTTTTACCACTCCCATATCCAGAGCGATGCCCCGGTCATTGATCTCCTGATCGAGATGGTATTCGTCCCAGATGAAGTCCGGGACAGGGTATTTGCTGAGCCGTTTCTGGATACCCATTTCCACTTCAACGTCCCGCTTGTTGTAGTATTTGAAGCGGATCCATTTTTCTTCGTCGTGCTGGGGAAGGTTTCGTGTACGTCCGCCGTTTGCTTTGGTAGGAGCGCAGGGTTTGCTGAAGAACCGGATCAGATCCTTGCCTTCCTTTAGTTTCTGATCCTGCAGCTTCAGAACAGCGCCGACGCCTTCCAGGGAGAGCGGGAGTCCCATGTATGCCGACCAGATCATGGTGCATTTCCATGAGGAAGGATCCAGATATTTTGAAGCCGGATCCTCAGGGATGCTGTAACCGCAGAAGTGTTCAGGATGATGGCGTCTCAGCCAGTTGGAGAGGCAGACACGCTCAAAGGAAGCATTGAAAGCCCACTTCGTGACAGATTCATCTGTGAGAGCTGTAAGGATATCCTCTGGGATCTCTTCACCGCAGGCAAGGTCGATCACCTGAACATCACTGCCGTCAATGGAGTATCCGAACAGAAGGATCTCAAAATCCTCTGCCTCTGAGTATTTATAAACGCCGCATTTCATAAGGTCGATGCTGCTGTATGTTTCGATATCAATTTCCAGATTATTCATAAGGTCTCCTTTTCAAAAAGACGGCAGAGATGATTCCCTGCCGCCTCTGTCTTTACTCTGATTCGTTTGTGCTTTCTGTCTTGGGCATGAACCATCTGCATTTCGGGAAGAGCCAGTGCAGGATTCTCTTTGAGAGACCGATGAACCACTTCCAGATTGCAACGATGCCGAATCCCCAAAGGACAATACAGATGCCGAAGAGGGATCCCCTGATCGCAGAGTCCATAAGATTGATAATAGTTTCGCTTGTCATAGATTTTCACCATATCCTTTCAGAAGAGTGGCGGCAGAGACAGTCCCTGCCGCCGTATGTGTTTAGTGCGTTATTTGCATCAGTCGAGGAAATCGTCCTCATCGTCTGCCGTAGCAAAGTCATCCTCTGCCCTGGACTTGCCTCCGAGAGGTTCGCCGTCACGGATCTTCTGAAGATTGTTCAGGCCGCAGGCGATTCCGCGGTTGCCGTTGGAGTTGAAAGCGTAGAGGTTGATGGAAGCCCTGCCGTAAACGCCGGAGTAGACTTCGGAACGTTCCAGGATCGGCTGTCTGTCAGCGTCCACAATGCCCGGAGCGGATGCACTGTTGGCATTGATGAAGTAGCTGTTCTTGTAGGCTTCATCATCCGGTCTTTCCAGATCGCCGTCGCGGAGAGGTGTCTTGATAGCGGAGAGGGCAGGAACGGACTTGCCGTTGCCCTTCAGCTTGCTCTGGCCTTCCTCATAAGCTGCCTGGATGGCGGCTTTGATCTTTTCCACGGTCGCGGTATCGGACTTCGGGATGATGAGGGAAACGCTGTACTTAGGCGTTCCGCCGTTGATGGACTTCGGATCCCAGACATTGGCGTATGACCATCTGGTGCCCGCTCCTGTGATAACTTTTGTAGCATTCATAAACTTAGGCATGATTTTGTCCTCCTTAATCTTTGAAATCATCTTTTGCCGTATTGATTGCCGGGCGTTTGTCTGACTCCGGCACGAGTGTCGGTTTGCCTGGCGGTTTCATGATCATTCCGCCGAGCAGTTCTTCAAATCTCTTCTTCCCGAGAAGGGAAGTCATTGCCGTGATACCTAGAACCTTCTTTTCATAAGGGTCATATCCGGCATCTGTTACCGTTGCAGCGACAGCTGTTTCATCCGTGTATTTCCTGACAGACCTGCCTTCCACGACTTTGAATCCGGGGTATTCCGTTCCGGACATTGCCTGCTGGAGGGCGTATTCTTTGATATCGCCTGCCCATGAGACCAGATCATCGATCCGGGGTAGGATGGCAGCTATTTCTGTTTCATCCAGGTTGGCGGGCATCTCAAAGTCATACTTGGCCATTTCAAGGTTGTATTCCGCACGTTTGCGGCATGCCGCTTTTGCTTTGCAGAACTGGCAGTGGTCTCCGGCTTTGAATTCACCATCGCCGACATAAGCGAGTTCTGCAGTAGGTTTCAGGATGGTTTCTGCCCAGTGGAGAAGGGCTTCCTTATCCATTTCATAAGTGCTGATGTTCTCGCGGCGCGGCTGGAAGATCGTCATCTTGACGGATTCGATATCGTAGATTCCGTCATAAATCTCCAATGCGCCGAGGGCGTAGCACATCATCTGCGGGTTGTTCTCTGCATCCACGAGGATTCCGAGGCCGTATTTGAAATCGATGATGTGAAGGACCTTATCAGCAACGATGAGGCAGTCACCGGTTCCGAAGCCGTTCGGCACCCATCTGGAGAAGTCGAGCCTCTGTTCGACCAGGACTTCCGGATCCTTGCAGTACTGACCGGCTTCCTGCAGCTGTTCCATAACGTAGGTACAATATTCGTCAGTGCAGTTGGCCATTTCAGTATCGAAGAAATCCAGGTCTTCTGTCGGATCTTTGGCGGGCCTTCCGAGTGCTTTCAGCACTTTGTATTCGCAGAGGGCGTGGGCATCGGTTCCCTGTTTGGCGTAAGGACTTGCCCTGCCATCCTGTTCTGCACACAGCTTTGCGCTGGGCGGGCATTCGAGCCATCTGTGGCTTGCGGAGGCGGAGAGGAAAGCGTGTTTAACCGGCATTTCCTATCTTTCCGATCTCTTCCACAAGGGCGGCATAGTCTTTCGCATCGACGTTCGTAAGGCTGCCTCCGTTGCCGAACTTTTTCACGATGGCTTTGACATCTGCTTTGAATCTGCCGTCTTCCTCATTGGCTTTTGCGGAGAGGATGGCACGGACTTCTTCCTTTGTATAGGTCTTTTCCGGTTCCTCTTCCTTAACAGGCTCAGGCGTTTTCTTCTTAGACTTCGCTGCAGGCTTTGCTGCCGGCGCCTCATCCGGGGATGAGTAGAAGTCTTTGAGAGCCTGGGCGGTTTCTGTCAGCTTCCTGCCGCAGTCGATCAGGTCATCGAGCAGCATGGAAAGTTCACTCATTTTTCCCATCTTGGCTTTCTCCTTCCATTTCTTTCTTCAGTTTGCTTGCGAGCCGCTTGGCCACCACGCTGATCGCTATGAGCGTATCGATGAGGTCTTCATCCTCAGCTGTGAGGCAGGCGGTTCTTTCAGTGGATTCTTTCTGCATCTGCAGCACCTCTCTTTCCGGATTGCTTAACTGCCTTCCTAATGTTCAAAGGAGATTTGGTCTTCATTTTTCTGAGTTGTTTTTGAATTTTTTTCTGAAGCCCTGTCTTCCTTCACTGTTCATAGGAGAAAAGGCAGCGGTTTTTCTGAGGCGATCTGAAAAAAGATTTGACGGTTCTTCGCGCATATAAAAGGAAGCGAAATTTTCTTCTCAAAAAAGTCAGAAAATCTGCGGGCAAATCTCCTTTGAGTAGTAGGAGGCGGATTGTCTGCCTCACTATTTCCGAAGAAGGAGGAAGCGATATGCGTTTAGTGCTGCAGACGGCTGATGTAGCCGGTGCCGAAACGAACTGCCTTTATCCCAACAGGGTGGAAGTATCGACGCCGGAGGATCTGCGGGAAGCCGTCAAAATGGACCATGTCTGCGGTGAGTATGAGAAGAATTACCGCAGCATCAAGAACTTCCTCCGGACAAACGTGGTGGTCATGGATATTGATAATGACCATTCCGAGAATCCGGAGGACTGGATTACGCCTGAGAAGCTGGATGAAATGATGGGTGATCTTTCCTATGCAATAGCGTTCAGCAGGCACCACATGAAGGATAAGCATGGAGTGGGACCGAGACCGAGGATGCATGTGTACTTTGAGACCGGGGAGATTACGAACGCGGATGAGTACAAGGCGCTGAAGGTCGGTATCCACCGGAGATGGGAGTTCTTTGATGGGAATGCCCTGGATGCCGCGAGGTTCATCTATGGGGCGGATGTCGGCGTGTGCATCTGGCATGAAGGCTGGCTGACCGTGGATGAAGAGGTGGAGCCTGTATATGAAGAGGAAGGAACAGCCGGGGGAAGCGCCGGCAGCAGTTCCGGTCCGATCCTGCAGGGCAGCAGGAATAATACCATGAGCCGGTTCGCGATCAGGGTGCTGAAGAGATACGGCGATACGGATAAGGCGAAGGAAGCGTTTCTGGAACATGCCGAGAAATGTGATCCGCCTCTTCCGGACAGGGAACTGTCCACCATCTGGCATAGTGCCCAGAAGTTTTACAACAAGGTCGTGGTGAAACAGCCGGATTATGTGCCGCCGGATAAATATAACGAAGAGTTCGGCGGATATCTGAAGCCGGAAGATTATACCGACATGGATGAGGCGAAAGTGCTTGTCCGGGAGTATGGCGAAGAACTTAAGTACAGTCCGGCCACGGGTTATATCCGCTATGACGGCCAGTGCTGGATAGAGGATGAGCAGCTTGCGGTCGGTGCCGTGGAAGAGTTCCTGGACCTGCAGATCAAGGACGCAAAAGACGAAGTCGCGTCTGTCGAGAAGGCATTGATCCAGGCAGGGATTCCCAAGGAGATTGTGATGGCCGGGGAAAAGGAAATCGCCAAGGTCATCACGCAGGATACGAAGCCGCTCCTGTTCATGCTGATCGGTGCCAACAGCTACAGGAAGTTTGTCCTTAAGCGGCGCGATTACAAATACATCACCGCAACGGCAAATACCGCAAAGCCGATGGTGGGCGTGAATGTGGCTGACTTGGATAAGGATGAAAACCTTCTGAATACACCATATGCCACATTTGACCTGAAGAAGGGACTGACCGGCGTGCAGCCGCATGATCCGAAGGACCTGATCACGAAGATCACTTCCTGTTCCCCGGATGATAAGGGGAAGAAACTGTGGGATGACTGTCTGGACCTTTTCTTCTGCGGCGATAAGAAACTGATCGAATATGTCCAGATGGTTGTGGGGATGGCGGCGATCGGAAAGGTTTACCAGGAACACATGATCATCGCTTATGGCGGCGGCGCAAACGGCAAGTCCACATTCTGGAATACGGTCTTCAGGGTGATGGGAACTTATGCAGGAAAGCTTTCCGCAGAGTCGCTGACTATGAAGTGCAAAAGGAACATCATGCCGGAACTGGCAGAACTGAAAGGACGCAGGCTCATCATATCTTCAGAGATGCAGGAAGGGATGAGGCTGAATACTTCTGTGGTAAAGCAGCTGTGCTCCACGGATGAGATCCAGGCGGAGAAGAAGTACAAAGCGCCGTTCCATTTTGTCCCGTCACACACGCTGGTCCTTTATACCAACCATCTGCCGAAGGTGGGAGCCAATGATGACGGTATCTGGAGAAGGCTTGTGGTCATTCCCTTCAATGCCAAAATCGAAGGGGACAGCGACATCAAGAACTATGCGGATTACCTCTACGACCATGCCGGCGGGTATGTGATGAAGTGGATCATCGAAGGCGCGGGGAAGGCCATTGCGGCGGATTTCAAGACCCCGCTTCCGAAGGTGGTTCAGGAGGCCATCAATAAATACCGCGAGGACAACAACTGGATGGGGCAGTTTATCGATGACTGCTGTGATACCGGCGGTGATAAGTCCGAAAAGTCGGGAAAGCTGTACCAGGCATACCGGTCATATTGCGCGAGCAATGCTGAATTTGCCCGGAGTACGTCGGATTTCTACGCGGCTCTGGAAAATGCAGGGTTCAACAGGAAGCGTACGAAGGATGGTTCTATGGTTTATGGTCTGACGCTGAAGGAAGGGCAGGACTTCCTGTAATGAAGGTCGGTGAAGGTCATTTCCAGAACCTTTTCAGTTTGCTGTAAGTGGGTGAAGGTCATTTTGCAACTTTTCCAGAAATTGCGGAAGTGCTGAAACCCTTGATTTTAAGCCAAAGTGTAAGTCGGTGTAACTCATACCATAAAAGTCCTATAGGCGTTAAAAAATAGTCCCTATATAAAGTTATGTTTTGAGGTTCACCGACCTACACCAGAGGCATTTTGGAGGCTGGCAATGAGAGAAAAACAGATAGAGCAGAAACTGGTCAGCGAAGTTAAACGTCGTGGTGGGATTTGTCCGAAGTGGGTGTCCCCTGGGTTTGACGGGGTGCCGGACAGGCTTGTCTTTCTGCCGGGAAAGCATTTCGGGATGGTGGAAGTCAAGGCTCCCGGCGAAAAGCCAAGGCCGCTGCAGGCGTCGAGGCACAGGCTTTTGGAAAAGCTGGGATTCAAGACCTATATCCTTGACGGGACTGAACAGATCCAGGCTCTGCTTGACGAGATAGAAAGGAGTCGGTGAAATATGGAACTTTTGAAAAGAGAGGATCTTCATGAATATCAGGTATACAGCGTGGACTTCATTAAGAGGAATCCGATAGCGGCATTATTGCTTTCGTGCGGCCTGGGGAAGACAGTGACTACACTTACGGCGATCAATGACCTGATGTATGACGATTTTGAAGTGATGAAGGTGTTAGTGGTCTGCCCTTTGAGGGTTGGAAGCGTGTGGAAGCAGGAAGTGGAACACTGGGAGCATCTGCATAACCTGAGGATCAGCGTTGCGATCGGAACGGCAGCGGAAAGAGTAGCAGCCCTGAATGCGGATGCGGATATCTATGTGATCAATAGGGAAAACCTGCAGTGGCTCATTGATAAGAGCGGCACTTACTTTGAGTATGACATGGTGGTGCTGGATGAACTTTCATCTTTCAAGAACTGGCAGTCGAAACGGTTCAAGGCTTTTATGAAGGTGCGTCCGAGGATAAAAAGAGTCGTGGGTCTGACCGGTACGCCTACAAGCAATGGACTCATGGATCTCTTTGCGGAATATAAGTGCCTGGACATGGGAAAGAGGCTTGGAAGGCTGATCGGGCAGTATAGGACAAATTATTTTGTGCCGGGAGCCACAAATGGTCAGATTGTTTACAGTTATGACCTGCGTCCGGGTGCAAAGGAAGAGATCTTCGACAGGATTTCAGATATCACGATCTCTATGGAAGCAAAGGATTACCTGAAGATGCCTTCACTGGTTAATTCAAACCATGTTGTGGAAATGAACGAGCCGGAGAGATTCCTTTATTCAGAACTGGCGGAAAAGCTGGTGCTTAATCTTCCAAAGGGTGAGATTACGGCTGCGAATGCAGCGGTGCTGTCCGGGAAACTCTGCCAGATGGCGAATGGGGCAATCTACGCCGACAATGGTGAGATCACCTTGATCCATGACAGGAAGCTGGATGCCCTGGAGGATATTATCGAAGCCGCAAATGGGCAGCCGGTTATGGTGGCTTACTGGTTCCGGCATGACCTGGAAAGGATTGAGGCGAGGCTTGATTCCCTGGGATGCAATTACGGCAGGATCAATACGGATTCCAATATTGCGAAGTGGAACAAAGGCGGCTTTGAAGTAGGTTTGATCCATCCTGCATCCGCCGGTCACGGCCTGAACCTTCAGAGCGGGGGAAATATCCTTGTGTGGTTCGGTATTACATGGAGCCTTGAACTGTATCAGCAGACGGTAGCGAGATTGTGGCGTCAGGGACAGACTTCCGGCACGGTATCCAACATTCATATCGTGACGAACCATACGATAGATGAGTATGTACTGAAGGCGCTGCAGGGGAAGAAGATGACACAGAAGGCGCTGGTCGATGCCGTGAAAGCGGAGGTAAGTGCCTATGGCGGGAAATAAGAATCTGGCGGAGGATCCGTATGAGCGATTGGCGAACGCCATTATCCTTCAGGCTGTTTCTGATTACAGGACAGCTTTGAAGAAGATCAAGGCTCACCCGAAGAACCGGCAGGCAATAGATGAGGCTTTGGAGATCGAGAGGTTTTTCCGTTCCGGATGGTATCAGCAGCTTACATCCGTGGACGGGGAATATCTGATCAAAAGGCTTCAGGACGAAGTGAGACAATCAGAGTCAATCCGAGGGAAGAAAAATAAATCCAATCGGAGGTAGCTTATGAACAGACATCAGCAGGAAGTTAAGAACTATTTATCACAGGCGTTCGGACTGAACCAGCGGATCGAGAGCAAGCTGGGGCAGATCGAGGATCTTCATGACCTGGCCACCAAGGCAACGGTGACATATTCGGATATGCCGAAGAGCCCGAACAGGGATGGTTCCAGAATGGAAGATGCCATTATCAAGATTATCGACCTGGAGAACGAGATCAACCAGGATATGATGAAGCTTGTGGAACTGAAGAAGGACATTATCCGCAGGATCAAAGCCGTGGAGAGCGCGGAACTTCAAACGATACTGGAACTGCGGTACCTGTCCTATATGAGGTGGGAAGAAATCGCAATCGAACTTGGTTACGGTATCGACAATGTATTCCGCCTTCACAGGAATGCCCTGGATGAAATCGAGATCCCGGAAAGAATACAGTAAAATCAAGTTCGATACAGTAAGCCTATGTGATAATGTTAAGATGGCAAAAGCGAAAGATGAGGAAGCCGTTGTGGAGGAATCTGCAGCGGCTTTTTCCGTGGAAGAAAGAAGGTGGACAGATGCCGAGAAAACCGAAGAAGCCGTGTGCTTATCCGGGCTGTCCCAACCTTACGGAAGGGAGATACTGTCCGGAACACCAGACGAAGGTGAACAGTGAGTATGAGAAGTATGGGCGTGATCCCAGAACAAAGAAGCGTTACGGAAGAGCATGGAAAAGGATCCGCGATAAGTATGTGCAGGAGCATCCGTTCTGTGAGCTGTGCTTCCAGCGTGGAATCATCGTGGAAACCGAGGAAGTACATCATAAGAAGCCGCTGAGTGAAGGTGGTACGCACGATAGGAGCAATCTGATTGCGCTGTGCAAGTCGTGTCACTCGCGCATACACGCAGAGAGGGGAGATCGATGGGGAAGGCACCCGGAGGGGGAGTGAAAATCCCCGCGCGTATGTTTCCCAGGGAACGGCGCGGGGGTCACACGCACAAAAACAAGAAATCAAACGGGGTATTACCCCGGCAGGGAATTGAGGTGAAGGAAAATGGCCAAAGACGGGACTATGCGCGGCGGCGCAAGGGTCGGTTCCGGCAGGAAGTCCAAAGCCCTGACGGAAAAGATCGACAGCGGGCTTGCGGCAACGGTCATTGACCTTCCGGAGCCTGCGGAAATAAGTGGTGAGGTTGTGCCACCGGTGAAGGACTTCTTAAAGGCTGCTCAGAAGAGCGGCATTGACCTTTGTGCGGAGGATGTGTTTAAGTCAACATTCCTCTGGCTGAAGGAAAGAGGCTGTGACCGGTTGGTGAACACTCAGCTGATTGAACAGTATGCGATGTCGGTATCCAGATGGGTACAGTGCGAGACCTGCATATCGGAATACGGATTTCTGGCGAAGCATCCGACCACGGGAGCGGCAATCACTTCTCCATATGTGACGATGAGCCAGAATTATCTGAAGCAGGTGAACCAGTGCTGGTACCAGATCTATCAGATCGTGAAGGAAAACTGCTCTGTGGAGTACGGCGGAGCAAATCCTCATGATGACCTGATGGAGAGACTGCTATCAGCGCGGAAGAAATAGGAGGGTTTTGATGAAATATGTGAAGAAAAAGCTGTCAGAACTGAAGCCTTATGAGAACAATCCGAGGATAAATGATGAGGCGGTGGACGATGTTGCGGAGAGCATTAAACAGTGTTCTTACATCGCACCGATCATTATTGACGAGGATGGCGTGATCCTGGCAGGGCATACCAGATATAAAGCCCTGAAGAAGCTGGGATATAAGGAGTGTGAGGTTGTCATTGCCTCCGATCTGACAGAGGAACAGAAGAAAAAGTACCGTCTGTACGACAACAAGACGGCAGAGATGGCTTCCTGGGATCAGAAGAAGCTGAGTGCGGAACTGTGTGATGTGGATTTTCAGGGATATGATTTCGGACAGCCTGAGATGGCGCTTCCCGATGATGGATCGGAAGAGGCGGGTCCCAAGACGATGACCTGTCCGTGCTGTGGGGAGGTGTTCGAGGTATGAAGCTGGAAAGATTGAAGCTTGCGGACATTGAGCCGTATAAGAATAATCCGAGAAAAAACGACGATGCGGTGAATGCCGTTGCGGAAAGCATTCGGCAGTGTTCCTATATCACGCCGATCATCGTGGATGAGAATCATGTGATCATCGCAGGCCACACCAGATACAAGGCGCTTGTGGCTCTGGGTATGGATGATGTGGAAAGCCTGATCTGCGACGGACTGACCGAGGAACAGAAAAAGAAATACCGGTTCCTTGATAACAAGACCGGGGAAAAGGCGACATGGGATCTCATGAAGTTGGAAGTCGAACTGGAAGGACTTGATCTGGAAGGGTTCGACTTTTTTGGTATGGCGGCTGACCTGCCTGTGGACGGCGACATTAGCAGCGGCTCTGATAAGGAACTGACCGGTACCACGGAAATAGATGCGGAGGTGTTTGGGGATGAAGAGTTCAAATACGAATGCCCGAACTGCGGTTTCCGGTTCAACTGAGTTTCCGTGGAAGTGGAGCCTTGCTGATCTGGAAAAAAGACCGAAGCACGGGCATACCGTGTTTTCCTGCTTTTCCTGCGGCGGAGGTTCCTCAATGGGATACAAGCTTGCGGGGTTTGATGTCGTGGGGAACTGTGAGATCGATCCCGACATGATGAAGGTCTATAAGCAGAATAATCATCCGAAGCACAGCTTTCTTATGGATATCAGGGATTTCCTGAAGCTGCCGGATGAAAAGATTCCGGAAGAGTTGTTTCATCTGGATGTGCTGGACGGTTCTCCGCCCTGCTCTGTATTTTCTACAGCCGGAGTCAGGGAAGAAGGCTGGAATACGGAAAAGGTATTCCGGGAGGGACAGGCAAAGCAGAGGCTGGATGACCTGTTCTTTTTCTTTATCCAGGTTGCCAAGAGATTACAGCCGAAGGTTGTGATTGCGGAAAATGTGAAAGGCCTGATTACCGGCAACGCTAAAGGCTGGGTGAATCAAATTATCAAGGCTTTTGATGATGCCGGATATGATGTTCAGATTTTTCTGTTCAATGCTGCAAGGATGGGAGTTCCGCAAAAGCGAGAGAGGGTTTTCTTTATCGCACACAGGAAGGATCTGGATTATCCGAAGCTTGTGATGAACTTTAATTCAAAACAGATTCCTTTCGGTGATGTCCGGGAACCATATGGAAAGCCAATGGATGAGAACAGCCTTCAGGCAAAATTGCTGAAGTATCGCATTCCTTCTGATCGGTGTATTGCGGATATCAATGCCAGGGTTAGACGAAAAAAGAATAGCGGATTTACCACTCCGATCCTGTCCGATGATGAGCCTGCATATACCATTGTTTCCGGCAGCAGTCTATACCGCATGTGTGATGGATTGCTATTGACGGATAAGGATATTATCAGCTGCCAGACATTTCCGCAGGATTATGACTTTATGGATCAGAGCGTCCAGTATATTTGCGGCATGAGTGTTCCGCCGGTGATGATGGCGAAGATCTCCGAGCAGGTATACAGGCAGTGGCTTAAAGGTGGTGATGCGGATTGAAGATGCGGAAGCTGAAGAAATATAAACCGACAAAGTTCAAGGCGAAGGATTCTGTCTATGACAAAGATGCTGCGGATTTTGCGGTGAACTTCATCCAGTGCCTTTGCCACACAAAAGGAACCTGGGCGGGAAAGCCTTTTGAGTTGATCGACTGGCAGGAACAGATCATCCGAGATGTGTTTGGAACCATGAAGCCGAATGGATACCGGCAGTTCAATACGGCGTATATCGAGATCCCGAAAAAGCAGGGCAAGTCAGAACTGGCTGCGGCGGTGGCGCTTTTGCTCTGCTGTGGAGATGGAGAGGAAAGAGCCGAGGTTTACGGCTGTGCGGCTGACCGGCAGCAGGCTTCCATCGTTTTTGAGGTTGCGGCGGATATGGTCAGGATGTGTCCGGCTCTGAATAAGAGGGTGAAGATCCTGGCTTCCCAGAAGCGGATCATCTTCCAGCCGACAAACAGTTTTTATCAGGTGCTGTCTGCGGAAGCGTATTCAAAGCACGGCTTCAATATCCACGGGGTTGTGTTTGACGAATTGCATACTCAGCCGAACAGGAAGCTCTTTGATGTTATGACGAAGGGTTCCGGCGACGCCAGGATGCAGCCGTTATATTTCCTGATCACGACGGCGGGAACGGATACGAACAGCATATGCTATGAAACGCATCAGAAGGCGAAGGACATATTGGAGGGTCGGAAGATCGATCCGACTTTCTATCCGGTGATCTATGGCGCGGATGAATCCGATGACTGGACGGATCCGAAGGTCTGGAAGAAGGCGAATCCTTCATTGGATATCACGGTGGGTATCGACAAGGTGAAAGCGGCCTGTGAATCCGCGAAACAGAATCCGGGGGAAGAAAATTCATTCCGGCAGCTGAGGCTGAACCAGTGGGTGAAGCAGGCGGTCAGGTGGATGCCTATGGAAAAATGGGATGCCTGCAATTTTGCTGTGGATGAGGATGAGCTGGAAGGGCGTGTCTGCTACGGCGGTCTGGACTTGTCGAGTACGACCGACCTGACGGCGTTTGCCCTGGTATTTCCGCCGGTGGATGAAGAGGATAAGTATGTTGTGCTTCCTTATTTCTGGGTTCCGGAGGAAACACTGGACTTAAGGGTGAAGCGGGATCATGTTCCTTATGATGTCTGGGAGCGGAAGGGCTTTCTGGAAACAACGGAAGGGAATGTGGTCCATTACGGGTATATCGAGAAGTTCATCGAGCGGCTGGGCGAGAGGTTCTATATCCGGGAGATCGCTTATGACAGATGGGGCGCTACTCAGCTGTCGCAGGATCTGGAAGGTATGGGTTTTACGGTGGTGCCGTTCGGACAGGGTTTTGCTTCCATGTCGCCTCCGACTAAAGAGTTGATGAGGCTGGTGTTGGAACAGAAGATCGCACACGGCGGTCATCCGGTTCTTAGGTGGAACATGGATAACATTTATATCCGCACGGATCCGGCGGGCAACATCAAGGCTGACAAGGCGAAGTCCACGGAGAAGATCGACGGGGCTATCGCGATGATCATGGCGCTTGACCGTGCGATCAGGTGCGGAAATGAAACAACGGAGTCTGTTTATGACACGAGAGGATTACTTGTATTTTGACAAAGGAGGGAATTGCGATGGGAATACTGAGCGGTCTATTTCGGAGCAGGGATAAGCCCACAGACAGAACAGCAGGAAGCAGCTACAGCTTTTTTCTTGGCGGAACTGCAAGTGGCAAGTACGTGACTGAGAGATCTGCGATGCAGATGACAGCGGTGTACTGCTGCGTGAGGATACTGTCGGAAGCGGTGGCAAGCCTGCCATTACAATTTTACAGATATACCGATGATGGCGGTAAGGAGAAAGCGGTGGAACATCCGCTTTATTTTTTGCTCCATGATGAGCCGAATCCGGAGATGACTTCCTTTATCTTCAGGGAGACTCTGATGACACATTTGCTCCTGTGGGGTAATGCCTACAGTCAGATCATCCGCAACGGCAAGGGTGAAGTTGTGGCTCTGTATCCTCTGATGCCGGATCGGATGAAGGTGGATCGTGATGAGCACGGAAGGCTTTATTACGAATACACGGTCTATGATTCGGACGATGTGGACGGCAGGAAGGGCACCAATAAGGTTGGAAGAACCGTAAGGCTCCAGCCTCATGATGTACTGCACATTCCAGGGCTTGGCTTTGACGGATTGGTTGGGTATTCGCCGATTGCAATGGCGAAGAATGCGATCGGCCTGGCAATCGCCACGGAAGAGTATGGCAGCAAGTTCTTTGCGAACGG